CGGGGGAGAATTGTCTCTACGTGGGATTTGATGGTAATGTGAACAATGAAGTGCTGACGCCTGGTATCAAATATGATGGTTTTGGCAGCATCAAAGTGTTCAATACTCGTAAGATCACTGTTCAATCCAACGATTTAACTCCAAAGACCAAAGACAACACCATCATGAAAGATATGGATGTTGTGGTTACTTACAGTCTCGCTCCTACGTCACTGTTTGACTTCTACACTGCCTACGATATGAGCAACCATGGTGTTGCTGAGAGTGGTCAGATTGAACTGATGTCTAGTTTCATCAAGCGTCTAATTACATCTGCTGTGAACCAATCGGTTGACGAATATCCTGCTCTGCAAGTGAACAGCAGTTTGGATAAGATTCAGGATACTATCAAAGAGAATCTGAATCTTGCTCTGGAAAAGAACAACCTCGCTGGTAAGATTCAGATTGAATCTGTTGTGGTTGTGAAGGCTGATCTCCCCGCTGATCTAGTTGCTGCTGTGAATCGTGTGGTGACGGCACAATCTCAAGAACAAGAGCAGATTGTGAAGAACCGTACTGCTGAACTGAAAGCAAACGAGAACAAATCGCTTGCTTCTACGATCACTCCTCAGTATCTTGAATACCAACGGAATGAAATCATGAAGGAAGCATTCAAGAATGGTGGCATTGAAAAAATGATCATCGTAAACGGTTCTTCGATGAACTTCCTGCCCGGTGGCATGACTGGCAAGTGACCACTTCAACAACTGTCTACTCCACTCCCATCTAAGTAGTTTTTGCTTTATAATGTCTTCAGTTCAAACAAAACAAATGAACAAAAAGCACATTGTCGCTGGATTGATTGGTTTTGCAGTCATTCTTGGATGGAATATCTTTCTAATCCAGCGTGATAATGCTCTCTATAAAGCACATTATCGCCAAAGTGCTATAGATAATCTACAGAAACCTGCCCCTGCTGAGATTAAATGACTCTTGCAGTTGGTATCTTCACTTACCTTATGTTGGTGGCATTACTATCATTAATGCTCACATATTATTTTAAAGTAATCCGACCCAAAAACGAATCTCACTTTAACTAAAATGATCTCAAAACGACTCCGCGATCTTATCAAACAAGCAGAAATGAACAAAGTAGCAGAAGAGTTCTGGAAAGAAGTTGAACGTGAAGCAGCGAAACTTGAAGTAACTTGCGACTACATTCTCCAAGAGTTTTATATTGATGATAAATACTAATGCTCTAATTAGGTGACACTATAGAGTAGAAAAGGGGCAGAAATGCCCCTTTTCTTGTATAAATATTAAGTCACCTAATTTAAGAAGCAGTTATGTCAGCAAAAGGCATTATATACTGTTACCATTGTATTCCTACAGGAAAAAAATACATTGGACAAACAGTACAAGAAGAAGTTAGAAAGCAAAGACATTTAATTGATAGTAAAAGAATCTATTGCAAATTTTATAATGCAGTTAGAAAGTATGGATGGGACAATTTTGTTTATGGTATAGTAGACGAATATGATATTCAATTCTTGGATGAAAAGGAAATATACTTTATTGATTTTTTTGATACCTATAAAAATGGATATAATATGACTTTAGGTGGAAGTGGACGCAAAAAATATGATTTAATATTTGAAACTCAAAGCGATTATTACATGTTTTATAGAGAAAATAACATTGATAAAATTAAAACGAAGAGTAAAAAGTATTATCAAAATAATAAGGAAAAATTGAAAGAACGATATGAAAATAATAAAGAAAAAAAGTTACAATATCTTGCAGAGTGGAGAAAAAGAAACAAAGATAAGATAAAACAATACACAAAAGATAATAAGGAAAGATTGAGAGAGTATAATAAACTCTATTATCAAAAGAAAAAACAAGTGGACACCTGAAAAACTGGCATGAGGATGCCCTAAGTACTTCTGTGATGCCGTATAATATCTTTGTAAGCAACCAAACCGATGCGACAAACACTTCCTGCTCGTGAAGAAGTTGAGATTGGAGTGATGATTGCTAGTGAGTTGATTGAACTCATTTATGATGAGAAACTCACTCCGAGTGAAATTCTTTCTACTCTTCGTGAAGTTGTAGAAGAGAAATGACTTTTATTCTTGGTATGGGAGTTGGTATTCTTTTGACTATAGGAGTTTCTCTTATAGTTGCCAACGACATTGACAACGACGACAACTAATCTTAAACTTAAGAGGTAATTTACACAAACAAATGGCACAAAAGTTTCTTTACATCGTAGATCACTTCGTAACTTTTCCACGTTCAGAATATGGAGGAGTTTGGAACGTGATTGCAGAAGATGACGACGAATGTTTTGATTTGATTAAAGATTATGATGAGGGATTCAATGAAGAGTTTTATGTAAATCTTCGTGAAAAAGTAGTTAATGCAAGAACTTATACTCTTGCCGAAGATGTAGAATCTACTGTTGTCGAATCCTTTACCACCTGATTATGACCAATCACGTTATGCACACTAACAAAATGATGTTTGATTTGAAACAGCAACATCAAGTACAAGTCAGTCGCCTTCAAGAAAAAATCACAGAGCAAGAGCAAGAAATTGCACAACTCAAAACTTTGGTTTCTTTGTTGAGTATTGAACGAGAATATGATTGTTAGAAACATGACATATAAACCAAAAACCAACGACTATGTAACTTGGGTGAAAGGTGTTGAAGGTTGGGTTTATTTTGTAGATGATGAATATATTACTATTGAGTATGTTGTACGTCCTAAAGATGAAGTAAACTATCTTGCCTGCTCCATCCATGCAAATGAAAGATTACTTGTTGTTTGTTACAAAGAAGATTGGAACCAGTTAAAATATATTAAGTCGCGTAAATCAATCTATGAAGAAGAGGAAAACTGTGTTTCGTCTGATTGCTAAATCGCTTGGTGAAAAAAGTGGTAAAGATGATAAAGAGGCAGATAAGATAGCACTTATACGTCTCTTTATGTTTTTGTCTATTTTTATTACCAACTGCTTTATTGTCTTCAACGCAGTAAGAACTCACATAATTCAAGCAGAACCAAAACCTGTTAAATGTATTATTGCAAATAAATAATCAAAAAGTATAAGTAAAATGCTGACATTCAGAGAGTTCTATCAAATCTGTGAAGGAAAGAAACCCAATATCCCTCCACATGCAGTTCCTGGAACATTTCAAACACATAGGGATCCACAAACTGGTGATGTAACTCATAGATCATATACTCTTCAACCATATGAAGGTCCACTAGGTAAACCAAAAAAGAAAGAGATTCAAAAATTAGTTGTAGATCGTAGTGGTGGAAAGAAAGTAGAAAAATTACTTAAGAGTAGAGAAAAAGAAGCAAAAAAAATTAAAGAGGATATTGAACAAAGAAGAGTTGCGGCAAGACAGCAAAGATCTGATCAAATTGCAACACAAAGACAAAATGTTGCAGATTTTCAGTCTGCGCAACACGCAGCAAGACAAAAAGAAAACGAGCGTGAGCAATTAAAAAAAGAAATCAAAAAAGAATTGCAAGCAGAACAACATCCAGTAATGGAACCTAATGAATATAACAAACAAGTTGCAAGACAATCTGCACGTTGGAAGGGGATGCAAATTCGCCAAGCACATGGAGAAATGGAACATGAAGCAAGTGCAGAAGTTGCAGCAAAACGTGCAAGAATGAAATCTATTATGAGTCGTTGAGTGGACAGTCGTACAACTGGCACACTAAACTCCACAAGCACCCCAATCTGATCTATATTACATTTGTTGAGTTGAGAACCAACCATGAATCACTTTGATGACATTCAAATCGAAGAGTCTGCTGGATTTGATTTTCGTGAAGCAGATTTTGAAGATCTCTTTGATGAAGATGAGGAAACTCAAACTTTTAATTCTTTTCTGAACAGTAACTACGATTATTGATGTTTGCTTCTGTTCTAATTCGTCATCATTTTCACAAACTTGCTACAATGAATCCTGATACACTCAATTTCACTGGCGATGCAGTTACATACCTAGGTTTCTTAGGTATCATCTCTGCATTTATCATTGTAGTTACTGCTTTCAAACGTTTTTATGGATCTCCTTACAATGTTCGCGTAAACACTCAAACAAACAACGAAACTCCTGAACTTTATATTGAAACCAATGACTGAAACTGTGAATGTCCTTCCACATCTTCGCGAACTTCAAGAAACTTGGAGGCGTCAAGATTTTAAGTTCACTTCTTCACAAAAAGAAGAATATGAAATGTTGCTTCAAGCACGACGAGAACGTGTGAAATGGTTTTATGAAACAGATCGAGTTTGTAAAGTCAGCAAATCTGCTCAAGATAAACTGAAAGAAGACAATTAGAATAATTCTTCAACCCCGCAAGGGGTTTTTTAATAAATAAAATAAAAGGTTTTTAGAGTGTCATGGATTCCAGAGAACAGTACGAATATCACAAACTTCTAAAGTTTTTATATTTTGAAGGTTATGCTGATTCATATCAAGATGCAGAATATCTTTTAGAAGAATTATCTGATGAAGAACTTGATGAACTGTTGGAAGAATATGAGTTGAATGAGGCACATACATTTCCTTTAAGTCCTGAAGAGCGTGCGATTGTATCTAGAATTGCTACAATTAATAGAGGAGAAACTCCAAAGAAAAAAACCTCAACAAAATCTGCAAGTAAAATTGAACCTTCTACTTCTGGTCCCAGAAGAATGGGAGTTCAAGGTGTTGAATATAAGGAAGAATATGATCTTTATGACATCATTCTAGATCATCTTCTAGATGAAGGTTACGCCGAAACTGTCGAAAGTGCAGAGGCAATCATGGTAAACATGAGTGAAGAATGGAAAGATGAAATCCTTTCTGTTGTCATGAGTGAAGGTTGATGAAAACATTTACTCAGTTTATTGTAGAAGCAAAAGAAGCAAGACCACCAGAAGAATATCTTCCTAAAATAGAGCGTGCGATTGGAAGAAAACATCGTGGAGTAAATCTTGATGTTTCTCATACAAAATCTGGTAATTTCCGTGTAAATCAAATCTGGGTTCCACCTAATATGCAAGGTCAAGGAATTGGAACAAAAATAATTAATAATCTTACAGCATTAGCAGATAAAAAGAAAAAGAAAATTACTTTAAATCAAGACCCAGATCCAGGCAAAAAAGCAAAATTAGCAAAGTTTTATAAGTCACACGGTTTCCAATCAAATCGAGGAAGATCCAGAGATTTTTCAACTTCTGACACACACATTAGACATCCACAAGTAAGAGAATCTA